TGACCCGGTATAAGTCCAATTACAGCTACGCACAAGACTTGCGCGACGTACGCCAGCACAGCATGGAAATAGCGCGCAAGTTGGCTGCCGAGCAAGCGTTAGTTATGGAGTTAAACAACCGCATTGTTGAGCTGCAAGCCGAGGCAGACCGCTTACAAGACGAGCTTAATTTGGCGCACGAAGCATTGCGCCGCGCATTTAAGCCGCAATGAAATTAACGCCCAATTTGATTAGTGAGCGAGAGTTTAAAAACTCGATTGTTGCGCTAGCCCGTGACCTCGGCTGGCTAGTCCACCATGACTTACCAAGCCAACGCGCTAACGGTAGTTGGGCTACAGCGACACAAGGCGACAGCGGCTTTCCGGATTTAGTGTTAGTGCACTCGGGCAACATGGTTACAGGGCTAAAGCCAATGGTTGTGTTTGCAGAGCTCAAGACGCAACGAGGCAAGACAACAGCAAGCCAAGAGCAATGGCTAACAGCGTTACGCGCTTGTGGGCAAATGGCGTTTGTATGGCGTCCTGCACAAATGCAAGAGATACAACAGCTACTATTCGGAACCTTTACACACCCCTCCAGTTAGACAATCGGCAAGCACCAAGGCCTACACCCCTCGCAAGGTGACAGGTATAAAACACGGTGACGTGGGTAGAGCGCCACGCCCTTGAACAGGTGACGTGACGCGGCGAGCCATAAACATAATTGGCTAAGTAATGCAAGGGTACGGGTTGAGGCAACCCCGTGGGTGAGCATTACCGCATTAGGCTTAAAGCGCTCGAGCATTGACATACCGATAACAAACCAACACAACCGAGGTAAACCCGACATGAGCAGCTACCAGCAACCACGACAGCAAGCCGCTTGCGGCGCGCTAGCCCAAGCGAAGCGCGGGAGTAGCAATGCCAACTAACAACAACAGTAAGCAACGCAACCAAAAAGAATTTAAACACAATCGCTTAAAGGTGCTCGACAACGGCAACGCCGTGTGCCATTGGTGCGGAGTAAACCAAGCAACCGAGGCCGACCACCTAGAACCCACCGACAACGGCGGTACCAATGCAATAGACAACTTGGTGCCGGCATGTAAACCGTGTAACGCAAGACGAGGCCAACAGTACGCACAACAAAAACAACGCGCTAAAACCCTTACACCACAAGGATTTGCCGAGCCCGTTTTTTTACAAACGCAAGCGAAGCCCCCGCAAGCTCTAATTCCTATATTTTTTGGAAACCAGCCCGAACCAGCTCTAACCGGCCGATACCAACCGAGACTAGAAACAACGACGCACGTTGGCAGCCAATCACGCGCAACCGAAATTGGGGAGTTTGCGGAGAGGGTGCTAGGGCTACCGCTTATGGCGTGGCAGCTGCATTGTCTAGAGGGTTTGACCGCTTTTGACGACGTGGGCAAATGGTTACACCGTGTTGGGCTAATAAGTGTGGCCCGTCAAAACGGCAAGTCACTTTTGTCAAGCGCGGTAATAGGGCATTGGCTTACTAAAGAGGCCGAGCACCGAGGCCAGCCGCAAACCGTAATTAGCGTTAGCCATAAATTGGATTTAACGGCCGCGCAATTTAGTTATTTGGCGCCAATCATGGAAGCCAAATTTGGGGCCGAGGTAAGTTGGTCATACGGCCGCCAAAAGCTAACAATGCCAAATGGCAGCGTGTGGCATATTCGAGCAGCTACCCCGGCAGCCGGTCACGGTTACAGCGCCGACCTAATCACCGCCGACGAGGTATGGCAAATATCTGAGGCCGCCATAGACGACGGTTTACTACCGTCACAACGTGCCCGCAAAAACCCGTTGTGTTTGCTTGTGAGCACCGCGGGTACGCAAGAAAGCACCGCGCTTTTGCGCTGGCGTGACCAAGGGCTACGAGCGATAGATAGCGGCAAACAAACCACGTTGTACTTTGCCGAATTTAGCCCAAGCCCACAACTAGACCCAATGACGCCCAAGGCATGGGAGTACGCCAACCCCGCACTAGCTGGCGGCCTCATTGACCTAGACGTAATCGAGGGCGAAGCATTAGGCCCTAACCGTTCGGCGTTTTTACGCGCGTCTGTAAACCTTTGGCAAGCCGTAACAACAGGCTGGCTAGAAATTGGCGTCTTTGACGCTTGCAAAACCGATACCCCGCCACCCCCCGGCGGAGTGTTGGCTATTGAAAGCTCAACAGACGAAGCCCGCTATACCGCCGTGCGCGCCGTACAAATTGGCAACAAAACACACGTAACCGTGGCGTTTACCGCTAACAGCGTTGCCGAAATGTGGCGGCTAGTTGACCTAGAAATAGAAAACAACCCGGGGCTACGCCTAGCAATAATCCCCGCGCTCGAGGTAAGTTGCCCGCCCGCGCTCGAGCGTCGCCGCACCATAGTTGGCTACCGTGAGCTACTGAAATGGACGGCCGCGGTGCGCTCAATGATTGTAGAAAACCGTTTACAACACAACGGCGAGCTACTACTAACACAACATTGCGCCCGAGCCGTTTTAATTAAGCACAACGGAAGTGTTGCTTTATCCACGTCGCGTAGCCCGGGCCCAATCGAGGCAGCGCGGTGCATGGTGTGGGCCGCGGCCATGGCAAGCCGCCCGCAAATACTTGGTAAACCAATGATTATGGGCGCTAACCGCTAAAGTTTGTGTGGCGCTCGCTGGCCTTGCTTTCCGTCGGGGATTGCTCGCCGCCAGCGAGTGCCACCATTAGCCGCCTAAATATGGCACACTAAACGCATGGCTATTTTTACGCGCAAACCTGAACCAGCAACCGTTGTTAAAGCCGCTGCCGGTAGCAACGCTGGCGCGTCACAAATTGGCAACTTTTTTGCGTACACCGACGGCGTAAACCGTAGCCGTTTTATGCAAGTCCCAACTATTAGCCGCTCGCGCGACTTAATGGCAAGCCTTGTTGGCTGTCTGCCGCTTGTCATGTATAAAGAAATGTGGAACGGCGACGAAATGGAAAAGGTGCCCGAGGCGCCGCGCTCATGGCTACGACGCATTGACAAGGGCGTAACAAACAACTTTATTTTAAGTTGGACATTTGACGACTTGTTTTTTTATGGCCGCGCATTTTGGTATATAACCGAACGCACCGCCGACGGATACCCGGCAGCGTTTACGCGTCTACCTGCTGCAATGATTACAACACAAGACCAAGCACAAGGCACGGGCGTATGGTTTGGCCCGTCTAAACAAATTTTGTTTCAAGGCTTACCAATTCGATACGAGGATTGCGTACAATTTTTAAGCCCAATTCAAGGGTTAATTTATACTGGCGCAACCTCAGTAGATACCGCGTTAAAGCTTGAGCAGGCCCGCAACAGAAACTCGAGCTCGCTGCAACCAGCCGTAACGCTTAGGCAGACTGGCGGCGAGCCTATGAGCCCGCAAGAATTAAGCGACTTGGCCGCGGCCTACGACAGCGCCCGCTATGCGTCGGCCACGTGTGCCGTAAACGAATTTGTAGAGGTAATACCTAACAACGCAACGCCCGACAAAATGCTACTTATTGACGCGGCAGAATACCAAGCAAAAGAAATTGCGCGCATTGCAAACGTGCCCGCCTATTTAGTTTCGGTAAGCATTGGCAACTACTCGTATGTTTCAAGTAGCGAAGCCTCGCGCGACCTTTACACGTTCGGCGTAAAACCGTACATAGATTGCATACAAGAAACACTAAGCGCGGATAACGTGCTACCACGTGGCACGGGTGTTATGTTTGACATCGAAAGCTATTTAGAAAACCAATACCAAGACAGCGCCGAAAACATGCCGGACATGGCAAACGAGGTAAACAATGCTTAGGTTAATCCCACAAGAATTAAATTTAGACGCCGCTAAAGGTGACGCGCTGCCACGTCGAACCTTGGCCGGTGTCGCCCTCGAATATGGCGTTGAGGCCGTCGTTTCCGATGGGCAAAAAGTACGGTTTGAAATGGGCGCGTTGCCGCTCGAGGGCAAGAAACCCAAAATGTACCTAAACCATGACAGCACTAGCCCAATCGGCTTGGTGACCGCTCGAGAGTTGGTAGGAAATACCGTCATGTTTGAGGCCAAAATATCCGAGACGACTCTCGGAAATGAGGCGCTCGAATTAGCCAAAGACGGCGTTTTAGATAGCGTGAGTGTTGGGATTTTGCCAGTTGAGTTTAGTTTTGACGAGGCTGGCACCATGGTTGTAACTAAGGCCGATTGGCAAGAGCTAAGCCTTTTGCCCTACGGCGCTTTTGAGGCCGCCAAGGTGCAGCGCGTCGCGGCGAGTATCCACCAAGAGCCCGACGAAATAGAGTTAAATAATACACAAGACGAAAACGAGGAGTTAACCGAAATGGAAAAGACCGTAGAAACACCAGCCGTTATTG